CACTTAGTAGTTCTTTTAGTTAAGTTATCAGGAAACAGTGTAACTGATCAGCAGAAAGAAGTTAGTATTAAGGGGATTAAAGGACATCTAGATTGTAAAATAAATAATAAAGTTGTAGATGTAAAGTCAGCATCTCGTTTTGCTTTCTCTAAGTTTGAAAAGGGACTCCTTTCAGAGGATGATCCTTTTGGTTACATTGCTCAACTGTCTGCCTATGAACATGCTGAAGAGAGTGATGGAAGTTACTTCTTAGTAATTAATAAAGAAACAGGAGAGTTATGTTCTTACGAGCCTGAAGAATTAGATAAGCCTGATATTCCAATCTTATTAGAGAGTGTAATTAATTCTTTAGAAAGTGAATCTAAACCTGATAAGTGTTTTCCTACTGAAGCTGAAGGGAAGAAAGGCAACATGAAAATAAATAAAAATTGTGGTTACTGTGAGTTTAAAAAGGATTGTTACCACGATTCTAATGAAGGGCGAGGGCTTAGAGTATTCAAGTATTCTAAAGGTCTGATGTTTCTTGAGACAGTTAAGTCGGAGCCTAAAGTAGAAGAAGTCTATGAATGGTAAGAAATCTAAAGATATAAATACTTTAGCAACCAAGCTTTTAAAAGATTGGATTATTAGAAATTCAAATAATTCTGAGGATTTTGATGATTCTAAATTAGAAAGCTATCTACCTAAAGATACTCATTTTATAGATGAGACTACAACAAAAAATAATTTTTATACTAAACGATGGACGGTGAGAAAATTAAAAAAGATTCTGAAACAACAGGAAAGCATCCCAGAAAACATAACTCTAGAGGAAATGCTCCAAATGTAAGATCAGGTTATCGAAAAAATAGGGTACTTAGACCTGAACCTAAGAAGAAATTCCAAAAGTCTGAGATTGAAGGCTATGATTCTAACTGGGAATATCTTCTACATACTTCCATCTTAAAAGATTGGTCTATCCATACTGAAACTGTTAAGTACACAATAGACCATACTTATCATCCTGATTTTATAAAGGTCTTTGATGGTAAGAAAATTCTTTTAGAGGCTAAGGGTAGGTTTTGGGATCACTCTGAATACAGTAAGTATACTTGGATAAAAAAATACTTACCTGAAGACACAGAGTTAGTATTCCTTTTTGCAGAGCCTACGGCTGCTATGCCTCAAGCTAAAAGAAGAAAGGATGGTACAAAGCGTACCCATTCTGAGTGGGCAGAGAGTAAAGGATTCAGATGGTATAGCTCTAGAAGTATACCTAAAGAATGGATAGATACTAATTCTGAAGTTAAAGAAGATCCTAATTATGTATTGGAGGTTGAATGAAATTAAATGATGCAACACCAGAAGAATGGGATGAGGCTTTTAAAAGAAATAATGATAGAAAAAAAAGAGAATGGGATAACAAACTAGAGAGCGGAGTAGATGAGCAAGACAAGACTAAACCAAAAAAACCCATGTCCAAACTGCGGAACAACAGATCCAAAATTGTTTAGTGATAAGGCCAAGAAAAATACAAAGTGTATTACCTGCAATCAAAGTAATACTGATAATGAAATCTATAAAGAAGCACAAAGAAAAGGAGAGCTACTTACAAAGTTACTTAAACCTTATAAACCTTGGATAGAAACTGAAGGAGTTAATTGTGGATAGGAAAAGAATAAAGCAAAGTTTTGTCTTTAAAGGAAAAGTACAGCGTGTATATGATGGTGATACATTATACGCAACTCTTGAGTTAGGGTTCGATATCTTTAAGTACTCCTCTATACGAGTTAGTGGTATTGATACGCCAGAGCTTAGAGGTAGCAGCCCTGCTGAAAAGGTACTAGCTAAAGCGGCTAAGAAACGAATGAAGGAACTCTGTGGTAAAGAGGTCTGGGTAGAGAGTCTTAATGGTGGAGAAGCTGATAAGTACGGAAGAGTACTAGGCAGTGTCTATCAGTTAGATGGTACTAATATAGCAGATATTCTTATTAAAGAAGGTCACGCTGTAAAGTATAAGGGCAAGAAAAAAACTCACAAATGGGTATAAATCACAGGAGAACTAAATGTCTATTTTAAAAGTACTTAAAGATTTCTTTGTTACAGAAAGCTATTACGATTCAAAAGGATACTTCCATAGTATGCCTCCTGAAACAAAGGAAGTAGTAGCAGATACCTATACTGTCTCAGCTCCAGAAGTTAAGGAGAAGGTCAGTACACCAAAAAGAGTACAGAGAACAAAGATTAAAGAGAAGGGAGCAACTATCAAACCCCCCATTACAACTAGCACATTGGAGAACTAAAATGTCTTTGTTAACTTGGCTTAAAGACTTCTTTGTTACAGAAGCTCTTCAGGATTCAAAAGAAAAGATTAAAGAAAAAGCAGAAGATGTTATAGATGATATTAAAAGTACTGTCACTGAAGGTATTGAGGAAGTAAAAGATATAGCTGAAGAGACAGCAGAAGATATTAAACAAAGAGCTAGAGATAAGCTTGGTAGGTTCTCAGCAGATGATCCTACTACAAAAAAGAATGAGGCTTATAAAGAGTAGTAGCTAATGGATGACTATATACTTTAGTGTCCTGTATTAAAATATGCTCTCCTCTTGAGACACAAGAAGCTTCTACAGCAAACTCTTGTTCTATGTATTGTCTAAGTTGAGAGCATTCAACTATTTGTTCTTCACCAGAAAACATATTTAAAGAATACCAAGCTGATACAGATATGAGGTATAGCGTAGTTACCATTTAGTCATCATCATCCTTGGGCCAAAGCCTCATGCCTAATCGTAGCCTATCAGCGTCATCCTTTTCTAATTGTTCAATTGTTTTTCCACAGTCTCTATGGGCATTCTCACGCCTAATAGTAAATGCCCCATCTATAAAAGGAATACCTGATGGGATCTCAAAACTCATGGTACGAGTAGAGCATTCGGGAACTGTCACACAAGACGCAAGAAACAAGATGGGAATTAAAAGTAAGTATTTCATAAAACTCCTTATCACAATTACCTAGTGGCGTACTTGCCAATGAAGTAGCCAACTAAAAAGCCAACCGTAAGCTCAATCATTTCCACTTATCCTTTATAGTGCGGCCTTTTGACGAACCCGACCGCGAGGCTGGGGAGGGCATGAATGAAACCCTACGTCAATTAAAATTTCAACACATATCATTTGAATAAGAAAGTATTATTTTTTACCATTTTAGGCAAGCAATAGGCAGTTATATTTTCCTGCCACTTATATGGGCGCTGATTTGGCCCTAACTCTCCTCGCTCTATGGCATTCGCAAACTTATTGCACTCATAGACATTCTCAAACAACATGTCAGGTGTACTGACTGTGTTCCCATCTACAACAACAACCAACAAGAATGCCATTAGCATTACTGTCCCTGCCGATATACCCAAATAGCTGCAAATAAGAAGACCATAAAGAAAACCCAAGCAAAAATAGCCGTCCCAACCATTCCCATTGTTTTTTTAAACTCTGCTCTACGGCGCTTGATGACCCTAAGCTCTTTCTCATGGGCATATTTCGCCTCTTCCATGCGGGTCTTTATACTGGTGTACAAATCACCCTGTCCTTGCATAAGGCATATGTCTTGGAGCTGACGATCAAAATTAGCCAATTGTCGTTTAGCACCTTCAAGCGCAATTGCATCTTTGTAGCTTAATTTTCCAGCTTTGGCTTTCTCAACATCATTGTACTGCTCTGAGGCATCTGCCCATTTACCACAGATAGACTCTAGGTTTCCTCCTGCCTCCTTAACTGTAGCAATCCCATCATTAAGTGCCTTAAGTGCTGACAGTACCGCAACAACTTCACCAATCACAGAGTATTAAAGAGCTTCCAGCTTTTGACACAAGCGTTCAGCCCTATCTCCTACCTGCTTTCTCCACCTACTATCTCTTGCTTCAGCTCCTGCTTCAGCCCAATCATGCGCTCTAAGAGCTGCTAAGTGCTTAGTAAACTTACTATAGCGGGGCCTACCTAAGTTAAATAGCATATTTACACAGACTTCCTGAACTTCATCAGGAAAACCATCCCATGTAGATGTACTGAATAAAATCTCACACTCATCAATAGCCACTGCTAAATCATCTTGAAAGACTTCCCATATCCTTTCGTCAGAAACTGCAGTGCCTACAGGCATACCGTACTCAGGGTCTGTTGCTAGTATCTTATGGCCTACACCAAAAGTAGGTACATTCTCTGAACACAAATAGCATGCATGCTCGATACCTTCGTCAATCTTTAGTTGTTCAAATACATTGTTTTTTGATTTTAATTTCATAGTTTCAATTCCGTCTATCTGTATTTAGCTTCACGCTCTTCTATAGCGGTATGCATTTGTTCTTGGGCTTCT